GCTAATTTAGAAACACCACTAGATGTATCTACTAAGTCTGACCAAGCCATTGATGCTGTTGATGTTGTAGTCTCGTGACCAGATGATTGTGCAAATGTACCTAACTTTGCATTCCACCAAGCATTAGAATCAGAATTGATTCCACCCATAGTTCTATTATATCCTACAACAGAACCATCAACATTGCCCGGAAAATGGAAAGTACTAGTATCCGGCATAGTCTCTATCAGTGCAACACCAGCATCAACCGATGTATAGTCTGCACTTGCAATAGTTCCACCACCGTTTAATGTAATCAAACCATTAGACACTTGTGATGCAGAAAACAAACCAGTTCCAAAAAGGTCTCTGATTGTTTTTTCTGCTGATTTTAATTTACTCTTTAGAAGAGATAAAACTTGGGATGCACCCTTGTTTACTAACTCTTCTGAACCCGGAATTTTAATACCAGTGTAAGCTGTCGCCCAATCAAATGTAGCAGATTGATATGTATCTACACCAGCAGTAGCTGTATTACCACCATCAGAGATAAAACCACTGTTAGATGCACTCATATCTGCATATTCAACTGGAACAACTATTTTCTTACCACCGTCTAGCATTTCAGCATTTTTCAATAGCTTCAAGCAGAGGATGTTAGAATTATAGATGTTGTCAACTAATACTGGAATAAACTTCTCACGAGTTATAGCTGTTACGTTAGTTGATAAAGCCATTTCGTTTCTCCTTTATTCAAAGTATTTTGCAATTTCTGGGTCGTTAGGACTAATGTCTTTGAAAGATTTATATTTCTTAGGAGTTACAGTTTCCTTTGCTCCTACCTCAGAATCATTAACTACTGTCCCAGCATTGCGATTTTTGTTATCACCTAGTTTTTTTAAGTGGCTTAATTCCGATTGAAAGTGTTCAAATGAATACTCCCTAAACAAACCATTTAAGTCAACAATGCCTTGATTGTTACGATACCTATCAGAGTTTGCCTCTGTAAAATCCAGAAACTCTAAAACTTGTTCTTCGTTACCTAGTACACTAGGATATTGATTCTCTAAGTTTGTTAGTTGTCTGTCCAAGTCATCGGCTCGCTGTTCAATTAAACGACCTTGTTCAGCTTCTTCTAGTTTGCTTATTCTATCTTCATAAGGACTCTCTTCCAATTGCTCAACTTTTGGTTCATCTATTTCAACATTTGATAAATTTAAAGAATCGAAATCCTTTTCATCATCAAAGTACATTTTAATATGCTCTTGAAATTCAGAATCGCTGTTGAACTTTTCTAAGAATTTCCCCACTTTAGCAACCTTTTGTGCCTTTTCCGTATTAGACTTACTCCATTCAGACTTGTTGTCACTATCTTGTTTCCATTTTTCAACATCGTCTATATTGTATGTCTGTCCATTTATTTCAACTTCATACAAAAGATCACTGTTTGTTCCCTCTGGATTCGTTGCTCTTGATTCTACTGACTCAGAATCAGCCATTGGCTGTTCTTGTATAGAATTTTCTTGAGTCTCTTCCTTTGGTACTTCTGTGGACACTGTGGTCCCTTCGTTTTCTAATGCAATAATTTCTTCTGGAGAAATTTCTACATTATTATACGCTTCTTTACTGTTACTACTCATTTAGAGGCTCCTTTCGGTGTTGCTCTTGTTAATAAAAATTATGGTAATTCTTGATCCCCTTGTTGGTCTCCAGCTAACAATGTATCTAAATCAGAACCAGTTATTTCTGATCCTAATGTTGTACCACTTACATTGTAATATTTTTTTACACCACTTCCTAAGTTTCTAGCTACTGCATTTGTTGTACCAGAAACAAATCCAGATTGTGATGCAAATGATGCACCTTTAACCCAATTAAACCAAGCACCGGGATTTGATGCAGAAAAGAAACCAAAGGTAGCTGGATAACCTAAATCAATTCTTGTTTGTACTGATGGAAAAAATTTAAAAGTATTTAATGTTAGCATATCTACATCTACTAAATTATATGGGTTTGCTCCAGAACCTTTTTTAATCATCTGCCTAGCTCTTCCACCTCTTGCCCTAAATCCTTTAGAAGATGCCCTCATTCGTATAGACTTTGGTCCCTTCATTTTAAAGCCTTTAGGCATAGACATAGGCATATTGTCTCTAGATGCCTTTACAGTACTGTCTGATGTCTTAGTTACTTTTATAGACTTTTCAGCCTTAAATCCGGACATCTTTTTTGATTTTTCTTTTTTTACACCTTTTACTGGTTTTCTATTTTCTGGTTGAGCCATTATTCATCCTTTGCTAAATTGTTTAATTTTGTTCTTTTCGCCATCTGCGATATTTTTTTATTTGGTGATAGCATTGCACTATCTAAACACTTCTTGGTGACACCATTATAACCATTTGATATACACCATTGTCTAATTGTCTTCACTTTGTCCTCCTCCCATCATAGCTTGTTGCACTAACAATGCATCTTCTATTTCTTGTGGGTCTGTAGATGTCTGCATTACATCTTGCTGTTGTTGCATCATCTCCATTGCTTGACGTTTTTGCTCTAGCATTTCTTCTAGTATTTCTTTTGATATGTCTTTCTGTGTCCATCTCCAGAACTGTTCTGGTGTTAATAAGCCTATCTGTACTAAGTCTAGAGCTTGGTCAAACCTACTTGCTCTATTCTCTGGTAAGCTAGAACCCGGTATATATCTAAAGTCCATATCGTCATCAAGTTCATAAGGTGCAATAGATGTAAACTCATACTGACCTTCTTCTGACATACTTCTTATTTCTATGTTCTGTTCGTAGTTATATTTTAACATAGATAAAGTATTTTTATAAAGATTTATAACAGCATCTTGCCCTACTTCTCTTTCTTTAGTTCTTATAATTTGCTGTGATGCTTCTTGTAATTGGCTTATAGCTCTACCAGATGTAAGTCCAGAAGGATTTCTACCTTGTGTAATGTCGTGAACACCACTGACTTGATCTGATAGCTGTATCAAACTTTGAGCCATAGGCAAAGAAGATGCACTTATATTTCCAGCTGGTAGCCTAGTTACACCTTCGTGTGGTCCAGATGTAAAAAACACTTGACCCGGCTTATCTGTAGGTCTATTTCCGTAGGTTTTCATCATAGACTTACTCATAACTATAGAAGGATTTCCGTGATAAATAAGGTTATCTAAGGACTGAGAAAGTACAATTGATGTACTAACTGCTAAAGATTCTATGATTTCTGGTTCACCCTTACCCCATACTGAGTGTGGTGAAGAATAATTTTTAAACATTACAAGTGGAATAAATTTATGTGGTGACTTTTCTTTTTGCAATAGTACATTACCACACCACGTTGCTATACATAAATCGCCATCTTCGTAATACCAAGCCTCTTTTAATAATGCTTGACCCTCACCATACGATTCATTACCTATACCATCTTCTGTTGGTGATTTATAGTCAGCCTCTATGTTGTCTGTTTTGTCTGTAGCATATCTGTCATCGTGCTTTACAAAAGACCTATATTCATTAAGTTTACCTTCAGATACAACCTCTGAGCCTTTTTCATATAGCTTTTTAATCTCACTAACATACGTTGGTGTAGCAAAAATAACACACTTAGCATTTTCCATATTTGTAGCTAAAGGGTCGAAAAATACTGTGAATGGGTCTGGAACCTTAAACTCTAGTTTTCCATCGTGCATTACACATTTAACAAAGCCATTTCCATATACTAAGCCATCTCTTTTCATACCAGCAACAGCACGAGATGCTTTTCTCTTTTCCATCTCAGAGTCTATTACTTCTTGAGTCATTCTAGCACTCTCTATCTGATCCTCTCTTTTAGGCATAATATCTACCTTTGGATTCCTATCAGTCAATATAGAGTAAATAGTTTCTATAGTTGAGTGTATAAAGTTAGGCTCAACCCTAGACTTATACTTAGGAAGATTAAATGGTTTTAAGAACTTTCCATCATACAACTCTTCATTACGTCTCCATCTAGCTATTTTGGCTTTCTTAGATTCTTTTGATGCCTCGAACTTTTTCTCAAGCATTTTGAGCAAAGCAAATTCATCTGGCTTTGTAAATTTTTTAGCTTGTTCAGAAATAGGCTCGTTTGTTGTTTTAGGGTATGGTTTTCTCACTAGTTACTACCTCCACCACCACCAATTGGAGGACCAGAAGAATTAACTTGTGTAGGATATGCATTCATTACAATCCTTTTAAGCATCTTTTTTCTTTTCTTTTTCTTTTTATACATACTTAGTCCTTCTTAATTTTTTTTATTTTACCATTATGTGTTAATGCAAAAATATGGTCCTTCGTTTCTCTTATAAAAGTACCAAAGTATTTTTTACCACCCCACATCCAGCTTACTTTCCTAGCCATAATTAAGATACCGTCTTTTTAATTTTAGCTTTTCTAGATAGCTGATTTATATTAGATTGTATTTTTTTCAGCATACCTTGTGTTGCACTAATATCATTCATTAGTTTAGTTTTATCTGTTGTAGCCATACCACTCATTGATTTAGATTTTAACTCTTTTAGTTTTTTTCTTAACTCAGTTCTATCGACTACTAAATCATCTATCTTCATTTGTGCATCACCAGCAGAAGACTTGTCGTATTTTCTTCTTCTATCTATTTGTGCCTTCTCTGCTTTTAACTTTCTAACCCTACCTTTAGTTGCAAATTTTGAACCTTTAATCTGCATATCTAATTCTTCAGACCTTTTCTCCATAGAAGTATTAGGGTTCTTAGCCTTCTTCTTTGCTTTCTCTAATCTTTTTTTTCTAATCCTTTCAAAAATTCTAGGAAAATTCTTTTTTAAAAAACTTCCATCACCTATCGCCATTACTGCTCCTTTATCTTTATTGTTTCATTCATTTAAACTCCCAGTTAAATTTCTTTACTTTAGGCTCTAATAATTGCCTATACTTCATTTGATCTGTCGTCAATGCCTTTCTCGGTTTATTAGGTGCTTGTATGTGTGTCAAAGCATACCTTAGGGCATCCATTATATGGTCTTCTAATGTTGTGTCTATATCCTCTGGTCTTTTAGCATCGCATATCATATCTGGTATAGTCCTTACTAAGTTAGGACACGTTCCATTTATAATGTAAAAGTTAGGCTTAATATCATTAGTATAGTGCATCAGTTGTGCTATGTTCCTCCATCCATTAATCCTATCATTATTGGCTGGTTGAAGGTTAGGCACTAGTGGTCTTGTTACATCACCTATTAATGCATTGGCTATACTCCTATCACTATACATCTGTGTAGAAGGGTTATTCCAAGACATTGGATTACGAGTCCACATAGATGGGTCACCTAATGACATTGTTACCTCTTCAGTAGTCATCTTATTGATAAGTTCTGCCCATTCCATAGGATGCTTCTCTCTACCATATAACTCTCTATAACAAAAAACTTTATTGCTAGGTGTGACCTCTATCCATACTGCTCCAAATGGTGCTGAATAACCCCAGTCAATACCTATGTATCTATGGTTATACTCTTCACCATATCCCATTGTCCTAGCCTTGTCCTCACTTATACAATGTATGCGAGGGTCAAACTCTTTAAAGTACTGACCAGCAAATACCTCCCAGTCTCCATTCCTCCAAGCACTCCTCATTGGTTCTGGTAGTGCATCCAAGAACTTAACATAGTCTGGGTCTAGAGTCTTAAGTGTAGGATTGTCATCTATAGTGGCTGGTATGTATATCCTCTTCCTACCACTAATCTCATCTGCAAATGCTACATTACTCTTCTTGACGTTTATCTTAAACCTCTTCTTTATCCACTGATGACCAGCACCTCCGGGATTACAAGTAAGAAATATCTGTGGCTTGATACTAGTTGTAGACCTAACACTAGATATTAGTTTTAAGTATGCATCCTCTGTAGGTATCTGACCCAACTCTTCTATCAGTAGTCTGTGTATCTCCCATCCTTGAAACTGGGTGTAAGACTCTTGCTGACTAAGATGTCCAGTATATATCTTTGCTCCAGATGGAAACTTAAATACTGCTGGGTTACCACTACAAGTTGCTGTCTTAAATAATTGCCTTGCTCTGTCGAGCCAGTTCCTAAGGTCACTATAGTTACGTCTGATACATAATCCTACGTAATTAGGGTCTTCTACACCCTTTAACAACCATACTATACCAGCATCTGTTTTACCACCACCTCTAGCACCACCATATAAGACTTCATATACAGACTCATTGATAGACAATGCTAGTGTCTGTTGACCCTTGTGTGGTGTCCAGATAGCATTACTTGTTTCTACTTGGTCACTCAAAAAGCAATCCTCCTCTAGTAGTTTAACTACTCTGTTTCTGGTTCAGATTGAGGAGGTAGTATGACAACTCCAGTGTCATTATCTGAACCTAATTTTAGTTCTGATGATTTCAGTGCTGGTACCAGTCTTTCTACTACTAGTTTAGCACAAGCCATAGCATCCTTATGTTGGTCTTTAGAGCCAAGTGTAGAGGCTATTTGTATCATATTGTTTATCAAGTCAAAGTTCTTAGGATTATCCCTAAATTGAGTCACAATTGTATTCTCTTTTTTAGGTCTACCTTTGGATATTTTGTTGCCTTTGACAAATCTCCCTCGATGATCTCGTCCAGAAAATTCATCATCATTTTTTTCCGTCAAATCACGGGTATTTAAGG